AGTCGAGGTTTACCATCGACAATACCGTACTGGCTACGACTTGCATCCATCAACATTAGCCAATGTTGAGGAATCAAAACCTCAACTAAGACTCTTGCAATGGAATCACTGGCCGAGGAGAAGTCAACAGTTGCGAGCGAATTGTCGTAAGACCCTTCACGCGCAAGTTGCTGATTTCTCTCCCAACCAGTATTTAGGTCGATGCCATATGCCATCAACCTCTTTCGAAGCATTTGACCTATAGCTTTCTGAAACCAGAGATTAATTCCTGGTTCAACGGCTATAACTCGGTCAACGAAAGCGGTCTTTGGTACTGTTACTACTTTATTGCCTACTTCGAGCGACGGGAATCCCATCTGTGATAGATGTGACCCCCAACCCGGATAAGCAGCCGTTAGACTGCTGGCAATTAAAGCATGCAAGTCACGTGTTATTCCAGTTTCTAACTGGAACTTATTGGAAGGACTGGTATAAGGACCGGTAATTCTGGTACTTACTCCAGGTCCCCAATTAGCCTCTTCAAACACTTCCTCAGGTGAATACCCTTTCAAGATGCTCGAAATTTTCCGAATGGTTGCGTTAAGCAGCCAAACGTTAGGCCCGTGGAAAAGCGGGTCTAAATCAAGCCTCCGAAATCGGGCGTTCGTTTCCCTACACTTCTCTTCGTTCTCTTCGAACTTGAGAAGTCCAGCTTTTGCCTTATCTACGCCGGTGTTAAGAAAAGCCGACTTCGATAAAAGCTCAGTGGCTAGGTAGGAATCTCGTGCGTCCACTTCAGAATTGTAATGAAGTGGATTCCAGCCTAAGGTTTTTAATTGTATGGGATCATATTTGAATATAATCCATACCGCTAAACTCCTTGGGCAGTCGAGAGCCTCGAGTAGTGTGAGAATCGCTTTATCTGTTACAGATTCTGGCACACGCGTGTGTAACGCTTGATCAACTAAGCGCTTACGAAACTTCTTAGAAGATTTCATAATGATCCTTTGGTTTTGAACCCCGACTACTTCGACCTATTAAAACGGGTCGTCGTAAGTCAGGATCTGATTGATAACCGGCGTCCCCGTTGCTTCACTCGGGGATGAATCGCTGGCATTCAGAGTCTGACTGAACAGCGAGATGAACATACCCAAAAGTCGGTTACGTTCAGCTTGCGTGCTTCGCTCGGGGAGCAAAAACTCGGTATTTGCTGCAAGCGTGTAGGCGA